ATGTTTTTCAGATCCCAAATTATTTCTAGGCACAACAAATTTACAGTATTTACATTTGCGCTATATTAGTAGTGCGGCATTTTGCAAAAACCTAGTCAAAATGCGGTATTATACCACATATTTACATTTACGCTATTGTAAATAAATAGATTTACAGTTTCTATGCCACTCATCACCAGAAAAGAAGCCGCAGAGCAGATGGGAGTTACAATCCATGCTGTTTATATGGCTATAAAACAAGGAAGATTGACTGCTATAACTGATAATCAAGGAAAAGTAGTTATAAACTCAGATACGATGTATGACGAGTGGACAGGAAAATCTGCTTTTAGAAAGATGAAAAATATACAGGCATCAACAATAAAAAAACCTGTAACAAAAAGAAAAATATCCAAGACAAATGAATCAATTCCAGAATATGAAGAGAGCAAAGCTAGAACTGAACATTTAAAAGCAGAGTTACTAGAGCTAGAAAGACAGCAAAAGGAACAAAGTTTAGTACCAGTAGAGGAGGTAAATTTAAAATGGCAGTCAATAATTACAAACACTAGAAATAAAATGTTAGGTGTTGCATCAAAAGCACAACAAAGATTGCCTGATTTGGATGTAAGTGCTGTTAATTGTATAGATGACATTGTTAGGGAAGCATTAGAGGAATTATCTGCTGTATGACAAGCATTTTCGATTTAGAGAAAAAAGCTTATGAGGCATTTAAGCCGCCTAAAAAACTAAGTCTTAGTGATTGGGCTGATGAATACGCCAGATTAAGTGTAGAAAGTTCAGCAGAGGGTGGAAGATGGCGCACGTTGCCATATCAAAAAGGAATTATGGATGCCGTTACAGATCCTCATATAGAACAAATATCTGTAATGAAATCAGCAAGGGTTGGGTATACAAAAATTCTTAATCATATTATTGGCTATCACATACAAAATGACCCTTGTTCCATGATGATAGTATTTCCAACTCTAGATGATTGTCAGTCTTACAGTAAGGATGAAATTTCGCCAATGTTAAGAGATACACCTTGCTTGCAAGGTACAGTAAGTGATCCTAAAGCTAAAGATGGTAATAACACCTTATTAAAGAAAAATTTTGCAGGCGGCACGTTGTCATTAGTAGGTGCTAATTCACCGAGAGGATTTCGTATGGTTTCACGGCGTATAGTTATGTTCGATGAAACTGATGGCTATCCACCTTCTGCTGGAACTGAGGGAGATCAAATTAAATTAGGAATAAAAAGAACAGAATTTTTTAGTAATAGAAAAATAATTGCTGGATCAACACCAACAGTAAAAGATTTTAGTCGCATAGAAAAATTATTTAATCAGACGGATCAGCGCCGTTATTATGTGCCTTGTCCAATTTGTAATCATATGCAGTATTTGAAATGGCCTAATTTTGAATGTTTTAATGATGATCCAGCTACAACAATATATAAATGCGAAAAATGCAATGGTCATATCCCACCTAATAAAAAACGATGGATGATTGAAAGAGGTGAATGGAGAGCTACTGCTCCATACAATGGAAAGCATGTAGGTTTTCATATTTGGGCAGCATATTCTTATTCACCAAATGCAACATGGCCTAACTTAATGGCAGAATATATTGAATGTAAAAAAGATCAGGAACAACTTAAGACGTTTATTAATATAACCTGTGGCGAAGTATATGAAGATGAATATCATACGAAAGCTAGCGCAGACGGATTGGCAAAACGTGCGGCAGAAGAAACGTATAAAGAAGGTATACCTCCAAAAGAAGTTTTAATATTAACCCTTGGTATTGACGTACAAGATGACAGGTTAAGTATGTCAGTTATAGGTTTTGGTCGAAATGAAGAAATGTATTTAGTTGATAGAAAAGTTATTTACGGATCACCAGCAAGAGCGGATTTATGGGCGCAGCTTGATGAGGTTTTGCAAGGAAAGTATAAGAATGAAGATGGTAAAGAATTAAAAATTGATACAGCAGCTATCGATACCGGAGGCCACTATACTCAGGAAACTTATCAGTACGTTAGAGAAAGAGAACATTTAGGTCTTATAGGTATAAAAGGTATGGGTCAGAAAGGTAAACCACCTTTAGGAAAAATATCTAAGGTTGATATTAATTACAGAGGTAAAGTTTTAAAAAGAGGACTTAGTTTATATCCTGTTGGTGTAGATGTTATAAAAACTACTTTGCATAATAAGTTGAAAGATGCTGAAGTAGGTCATGGCTATATACATTTTTATCCAACAACAACAAATACATACTTTGAAGAGCTAACAGCAGAAAGACAGATATTAGTTTATAAAAATGGTTATCAGGAAAGAGTATGGAAAAAGAAAAATAATCAACCAAATGAGGCGCTAGATGAAATGGTGTATGCATATGCTAGTTTCCAGCGTTTATTGCAAAAATATGACAGAAAAACAATATATGATCAGTTCGCAAAGAGATTTGAGGATAAAAAGCCTATAAAGGAGGCTAAGATAGACTTAAATCGTACTAATTCGCCTAAAAAGTCGAATTTTGTCGCTAATTGGTAATTAAACGTATGACTTTTCCAGCAGAAATCAGGGCAGGTGACTTTATTCAGTGGAGAATAGCTGCCACGAAAGATGTATTTGGTAATAGTATTAGCAGTCCAGATTGGTCTGTAATTTATTATTTAAGGACAAACCTTGCTCCACAAGGTGTAAGTGTAAATAGCACTGCTTTCAGTGATGGCTTTCAATTTTCAATTGAAAGTAATATTTCATCTACATTTTTACAAGGTGATTGGTTTTATCAAGCTATTGCAAACAAGTCAGGAACACAAAAGCAAACTATCGCATCCGGAGCATTTAAAGTTTTAAAATCTTTAGAGTTTACAGGAACAGCACTTCATTATGATGGCAGAAGTCAACTAGAAAAAGATTTAGAAACTATACAAACAGCAATAAGAAATATTGTTAGTGGTGGAGTTGTACAGGAATATAAGATAGGAACAAGATCAGCAAAGAAATATGAATTATCTGAATTAATAATGCTTGAAAGTAGATATAAAGCTGAATTAGTTAGAGAGAAGCAAGCAGAACTTATTGCTAATGGTCTTGGTAATCCAAGAGCAACATTTGTTCGTTTTAACGGAGCATACTAATGGGAATTAGGTCTAACATTACAAATGCAGTAAGAAGGGTTTTAGGTTTTGGAGAAAAAGCTAATCCTTTAAAAAATTTACGAGCATATCAAGGAGCATTAGTTTCAAGGCTTACATCAGATTGGATGGCAAGTCAGCTTAGTGCAGATGCTGAGATTAGAAATAGTCTTAGAAAATTAAGAGATCGATCTAGAGAGCTTGTAAGAAATAATCCATACGCTAGACAGGCTAAAAGAACAACACAAATTAATATGGTTGGAACTGGTATGAAGTTTCAATCTAGAGTTACAGGTATTAGAAGTAATAAAAGAGATCAGAGGGTAAATAATTTAATAGAGCAAAAATGGGCTGAATGGTCATCACCAAATAGTTGTGATTGCGCAGGTCGATATGGATTTCATGAATTTGAATGGTTAGCTGCTGGAGCTTTGTGTGAATCTGGTGAGGCTATTTTTAGAATAGTTAGACAACAGTTTGGAAACTCTAAAGTGCCTCTTGCTTTACAGCTAATAGAGTCAGATATGTTGGATGAAGAATATACAGGCAAAACATTAAATGTAAAAAATGAATGGCGCAATGGTGTCGAATGTAACGAATGGGGGAAGCCAGTAAGATACGCAATACTCACTAAACACCCTGGTGACGCTTATTATCTTGATTATTCAAACAACCAAAAGTTACATGTATTTATAAGCGCAGAAGACATAATTCATCTTTACCTCCCAGAAAGACCAGGTCAAAATAGAGGTGTGCCTTGGTTTCATAGTGTGATGGCAGATATGCATCAATTACAGGGGTATGAGGAGGCTGCTGTTATTAGAGCTAGGGCTGGTGCAAGTATAATGGGCTTTGTGGAGAACGACCAAGGTGAGCTTATAGGAGATGATGTAGTTAATGGTCAAAGAATACAGTCGTTTGAGCCTGGTACATTTAGATATTTGATGCCAAATGAAAAAGTAACAATTCCAGATATAGATTACCCATCTCAACAGTATGAGATGTTTGTAAAAAACAAAATTAGACGTTTTGCGACCGGAATTGGC